GTATCTACTATCCAATCTGGATAACTTGATCGATCCATAGCAAAGGCCAGAGCTGTAGATTCATCCATGCCATTCTTACGGCAGGCTTTGTAAACCTCATTAGCTGCAATAGCCCAATAATCTAATTTAGTTAAGACAGGCTCTTTAGTAGTACGGCGCTTACGCACCATCTTTTTCTTTGGCCTGCGTTTAGTTGCCATATTGCTATTGTCGCTTATTCATGATAAGGAATAGATCATCGACACGCTGTTCTAATCTAGTTAGTTGATCCTTCATGCTAGATCCACCATTAGGTCGTAGTTCGTTTAACCAACCTTTAACGAGAAAACGTAATCCGATTAGCCCGCCTGATAGCACGGCCATAACGCCAGCGCCAAAGCCAGCCCATTCTGCAGGACTCATTTCTCATTAGCACCGATGCCATAAGCATTATCGGATTTGTCTAAAGCCCTAGCTGCTGGGCCAGCCAAAGCTGCAACTACTACAGACAGTGCTGGATCTAAACCTAATTCATTACTTGCTAAAAATGTTAAGAAAGATACTAATACTCCACGTGCATAGGATTTTAGTATGGCTTTCTGCTTTTTTGTTATCTTCATATTTTTCCCCCTAGTAGTGGTATGTCAAACTCTCTGCCGTCTTTGTCGCCTGCCTTAGTAAAGCTAATATGGATGTGCTTTTTATGTGGGTTAACGCCACGATACCTGCGCCACTTAAAACCAAATACCCTTGATGCTATAAAGCCATTATGGATTACGTAAGATATACGCTTATCGGTTTTCGCACAGACTCTGATTTGGTCAGCCAAATATATTGAGATTTGCTCGGATGTATCCAGGCGAGAATCAATATCAATGGCTCTGACGACCCCAAATTTGTCTGGATTATGATCCGATTTGGTGGCGCTATGACGAGCATCACCAATCCACCCATCACTGGTAGAGCGGCGATCTGGATACCAGGTATCAATTTGATCTCTTAACTGCACACCAGCTGCACAAAGTACAGGCTTCATTAACTTAGTAAGAGTCTGGCTTCGTCTTCGCTAATTCCAAGCCGTTCTAACAGGGCAGCCTTTTGTGTTGCCTTTGCTTCGGCTTCGGCTTTAATTTGGGATTTAACTTCATCCCACAATGCATCCAATTCCATTTTGGTTGGTTTAGAAGTATTAGATAACCAAGTTAAACCTGCGTAATCATCTCCATCCAAAGTCCATTCTTGACCAGCGTATTTTTTAGCAAGAATTAATGTGTAATCAATCATTATGCACCTATTTCCATAACAGTAATTGATGAAGCAGTTCGAGAAAAAACGGATGAATCTGTATCTAAAGTAGTTCTATTAACATATGCGTTTCCAGCACTTGAGCATTTTATTTGTATTTTATATGTGGTTGATGATGTGGTCGCTGGACTATCAAGATAAGTGCCACCTGCAAATACTGTTTGACTGTTTGCATTTCCATAAAAATCCGAACTTGTTGATGTTCTACTTCCAGATGTATCTCCTACAAAAATATCAGTTGCTCCTCTTAATAATTTAATAGTAGCAACATTAGTTCCAACTTCACCAGTTCCATTAACAGTTGCCATTACCAAAATTTTAGATGTATTTGCTGTTGGTGTAATACTTATAGATAAACCAGTTACATCGGTAAAACTTGTAGAACTTGTGCTAAAAGTATCTGTTTTAGTTGTTGATAAAACCTGCAACACTTTACCGCCACCGCCTGCTGGAGTTTTCCACTCTGGAGCAGTTCCCCCAGAATTGACTGTAAGCACTTGATTAGCTGTACCAATGCCGAGCCTAACTGGTGTAGATCCACTTGAAGAATAAATAGTATCGCCAGTAGTGGTCATAGGATTTACCATGCCTGTAGTATCTAAATTAGCCCACCTGCTGCCATCTCTACTCCTTAGTAACTTAGGACATTATAGTCTAAAGTGCCATAAATGCTATTATTTAGGATAAATGCATCTATAACGGGCTCTAGTGTCGTGAATGTGGTGCGCCAACTATTCGGGGTTATATTCATGGCAACCCCAAAAATCTGTAGAGTCTTAGTAAGTATGCTGCCACCTGGCTGGGTGGTGCTAACTGTAATTGGATCAAAAAAATCTAGGTTTAGAGCTGCAATTACACCGCTATTATAGTTAGGCGTGTATAGATCCAAGGTTATATTGTCTACTCGGATTGAGGTTTCTTGCCTACTAGCCACATAAGCCTGGGCATAATCTAATGCTACTGCATCGCTTTGCATTAAAAGATTATCTAAGAAATAACTATGCAAAAAGTATTTATCTATACTTGCCTGATTTAATGCGACCTGTGGGCTACCACCAGCTCTAGTTATTGTAGCCTTATTAAATATCAGCACATCATTTAATATCCATTGAGCATCGGCATATGATATGCCTGTGCCATCATCATTAAATACTGTTGGTGTGCCACCCACTGATCCAGCCGTAACCGCTCTATCTTGAAATACAAAATTATTATCTGCATCCACATAAATAGCGCCATACTCGGACTCTGTTGCAATTTGTAAAGCTTGTAAAGCTGTGCGTGTAATAAACCCTGAAAATATAGGATAAGTAACGCTGTTATATGTAGCAGTTATCTGCACCTTTTTCATAGGTGTTAAAAATGTGTAATACGGACTAGATGGATTTTGTGGGTTAAAATCGCCATTTTGATCTACTATGCGCAAGGTAAGTGTGCCAGTTTGAAATTGATCTATTAAAGCGTTACGGCCTCGCTTAGTTTCAATTCTATTTATTTGATTTGATACATCTACAATAATTGATGCACTATCTCCTAATATATTTGTGCCTAATATGCCCTGGTCTAAAATCATAGCTTGGGCGAATGATGGGCCAGTACTAAAGTTAATTACAGCATTGACTACAGGTACTGCCATTACAAACCGCCAGCGATGCCATAAGATACGCCAGATTTCTGGGCTATTTGTAAACTCTCTGCTATTAATGCTGCGAATCTATCGCCAGTTTGTGCTGTATCAATAGTAATAGTTAAATCTCTATTTTCGCCTTGTCTAAAAAATGATGGATCAAATATGCCGCCACCTGGTGTGCCTACGTTTACATTTGAATAACTTTGACCATAAGCCAAAGCATCGGCTGCTTTTTTAGTTTTAGTACCCATACCAGCTAAAGGTAATAAACCACTTGCAGCACCTTGCATAGCCATCAAAGCTGCCAAAATTTGCATAGCATCCATGCCTAGATCTTTATTCTCACCCATTCTAAACTTGGCTGGATCAAATTTACCCATAGCATCTGCGGCATCTTGGGCGGCTTTAGCCAACTTCTTTAACTGTTCAGCTGCTTCTAACTCTGCTAATGCCTTTTTGCCTAACGCATCATCATTTTTGGCAATAGCAATTAAGCCATCTAGTCGCCTTTTAGTTTCTTCATCTGTGGCTTCATTACGTGCTTTTTGTAAGCCAATTAACTCTAAATCAAATTTTTCTTTTAGTTTGTCTAATTCAGTTTTCTTCTTTAATATTTCATATTCTTCTTTGCGTTTACCAGTAGACAAAGCAATAATTCTAGCTTCTAATCTTCTATTGATAATACGTGCTCTGGCTAATGCACTGTTTTCTTCTGGACTTAATTGTCTAGCACTTGTAGCAGCGCCAAGGACTGCACTTCCGCCAACAATAGTAAAGGCAGCCGCCACAGCTTTAGGGCTTTTACTAGCAATAGCGATGGCTAATAAACCAGCCTTGAATGTAGGATTACTTACTAAGTCAGTAAAGCCTTTAGTTAATTTGGCTATTTCTCGAATAGCATAAGCTATATTGTCGCCTAGGTTTTCAAAATCTGTGGCAAGGCTAGCGACAGAATTATCTTTACTTAAAATCTCTAATGCATCTACTAAGCCTCGGCCAATAGATTTAGTGGCTTCGTCTGCTCCTTTTTTAAGCACATCCATTTTGCCTGCATAAGTATCTAATCTAGCAGCTGCTTGTCCTGAAAATCTTTTTTCCAGGGCTTCCATAATCTTATTCATGTCGCCAGATTTAATTATGTTTGCATCTATGCCTGTGTTAAGTGCAGACAGAGATCTCATTTGACCTCTAATACCAGCTGCTAGTGCACCTACAACAGTTTCTAAACTTTGTCCAGTACCAGCACTTATATTTAATGCAGCCTCTAGTGTGCGCTGTGATAGCCCAACTGATCTAGTAAGGTTTAAGAATGTTTGAAATGGTTTGCGTAAGTCTGTAAGTATTGCGTATGTTTTTTCTAAGCCTTTTATGTAATCTTCTACCTCTGTAACTCTAAATGCGTTGCCAGTATTTTCTAATTGTAACTGTAATGATTTGGCTGCGGCTTCATCATCAGAAAATGCTTTAATGGCTTTCTTACTAAACGCTACTAATGCAGCGCCACTAAATGCAACGCCAAAGGTACGTGCAAAACTCTTTACACGCTTTTCAAATACGTTTACATCTTGCTGGGCTTTTTTAAGCGCTTTACCATTCCAGGTAGCGAGTGCGGATACGACTACATTGGCCACTATGCCACCTTCTTCATTTCAGTAGTGTCATTAAAGTAATCAGCGCCCGCTTTGATTGCATCTAAAATAGCATCATAAATTCTAGGACTATCTTTAGCCCAAGCCTTGTAAATTAATCGGCCTGATCCTTTGCGACCAGCACTTCTGACATCTTTAATCTTTGGCTGTTTAGTAAGTTCTGGTAAGTCAGTAACAAACTGGTATCCTGCAAATGGATTATTAGAATCGTATCTAGCTGTAGATCTGCTCTTACGTCTAGCAGTACCAGCTTGCTTGAATGCCATTGTGCCACCACCAGGATTAATAGATGTAAATGGCGCTCTACCTTGTGGGTTTAATCGGCCTGCGGTTTCGTAAATACGACCAGCTGCGCTGATATTGTAAACGTAATTCTCAACTTGAAAACCATTTTTAAATCTTCTGTTTTGGCCTTCTTTGTAACCTATGCCGCCTTTTACATTATTGGCATCATATTTTGGGAATGGTCGATAATCTATACTCGATGATATTGGTTTAGACCAGCCAGATAGTTAATAAACTCGCTAGGCGGAATCCCAGTTTCTATAGCCATCTGTGCGATGCCGTAAAGGATAGAATCCCGCTGTGTTATTTTTTTTCTTCGTCTAATACCTCGACAGTTTCTAGGCTGTCTATAAATTCCACGTTAAATAAAGGTACTTGAGCACCTGATCTGCGCAAGCACTCCCAAGCTAACCAATAAATGTGGGTTTGCTGTTCATGCTCACGCAGCATCTTGCTAATACCTGCACCATATTTCAATTCGAAAGCGTATTCGACACCTGGTGTTATCTTATGTTCTGTGACTTCACCAGTAGCCCTAGTAATCTTTAGCTTTGCCATTGTTACTCCTTAATTAGAACGCCACTGTAGGCGATACTGTGATTACGGAGTTTACAGTAAATGTAATGCTAGATGTAGCAATTTCGGCTACTCCAGCTGATCCGATAGGAGTTAGGTTATTTACTAGGATTGAGAACTGGTAGGTAGGGTTAGCAGCTGATACAGCTGTTCCTTTTACTGTAATTACTGATACAGCTAGAGTCTTGCCAAATGCATCATTTAGAGTCTGGCTAATCTCAGTATTTGCCCAGTCGTTCATAAAGTCGATTGTAAATGTGCCTGATTGTAGACCTGCTACGAATCGGTGAGCGGTATCACCCATCGCAGTAATCTCTATTAAGAAGGCTAAATCTTCTTCTTTGCTCATAATTAACTCCAGCTCGTTAGGATTGATACTGTTATTTCAGACACCAATAAATCGCCACTTTGAGCGTTTACGATTGCTGGAGCTGAAATGCTTGATATATTAAGTGTCAGCGCTGACGCTGCTAACTTTGTTACTACGGCTACTATGTAATCTTCCATACCAGCCAAGTTGCCCTGGTTATCTAACGCAGGTTTAGTGATTAAAATTCTAAAGTTTGCTAAAGGCAATACTGTTACATGATCGTTATTGCTCGGTACTATGTAAGGATCGCCAGGGGTAATCGCTACTGCATTGGCGAGAAGAGTGCTTGGCGGGAAAGCAAAGACTGACCACACGCCAGCATTAGTAAGATCTGTGGCTAGTGTGCTACGTAGTGTGGTGCTGGCATATTAACCTACCAGTGATGCAGGCGCTGAATATGGCTGGATGAGGCCACGCACTCGGTTAATCAGCTGATAACCCATCCGATAAGGGCTAGCACTGACCCCATCCATGCCTACCCCACCAGTCTGGCTAACTTGTCTAGCTTGCCATATATCGACAGCCAAAATCATAGCTGCCTCTCTGATTGCAGGTATCGCAGCATAATCATCTTCTTTAGTGTCTTGGCCACTTGCTTTGCCGTATGGAAGAATCCTATGGAATGGGTCGTTTGCGTGTACTTCTGTAAATTGAATAAATGAATAGCCATTAGGCCATGAGTAATTATAGAAAAAGTTGTAAAATGTATTTGCTATAGATACAGGGATATTTGATCCAGGTATTGTGCCAGTAATTACATGTTTGGTTACATAGGTGGCTGCCATTGTATTCCTCTCTTAAAAAAGCTCCCCTGGGGCTAGGGCTACTAAACCCCAGAGGATTATTACTTGGTTATTAGGCCTTTGCGTACTTGATAATTCCGTAAGGCATTTTAGCAATTGTTGCCATAAATCCGTAGATCGCAACTTGTACCTGCAAATTGGATACCACGTTTACAGACATAAATGCCTGAGGTGAGCGGTATACAGTAAATGCTTCTGGTGCAAGGATTATTGCAGAGTTATCATCAAATGCAGTTTGTGAGAAGTTCTTGTCTACGTATAGATCAAGTCCTAATACATTACCACGAATAGATGATGGACGTACATCACCAGCTGCGTTCATTGGTTGAATTGCATTGTAAATTGGTCGCTTAGTTGAATCAACTGCGCCCATCAATGCCTGCCATTGTGCTGGGTTTCCGATGTAGTTCTGTGCAAAATAGCCTGTATTAGCATAAACCGCTTTAGCTGCTTCTGCTGTATAGGCAATAATTCCATCGCTATCTGCTGTGGTTGCTGATCCAAATGTGCCTGCTGCTAATAAAGCAGTTAATACAGCTGTATCAATGGTTGTTAAATATGCATTTTGTAGCTGTTGTGTTAGCTCTGCATAGAAGTTAGGGTCTGAACGCTCTAATAACTCGACAGACAGTGTGTTCATACCTGAATACTTAGATACAGTGCCAGTTAAGTATTGGCTAACCATATCTGTATTTGAAACGGCTCCGCCTTCTGCCTCAACAGTTACTGTTGGTGCTACGCCAGTACCGCCTGCTGCTGAA